AAAAAAGAATTTACTGCCATCATGGAAAATATGCAAACCCTATTCAAAAATGTTGTCAAAAAACTTGAAAACGACATCCAACAAAAGGAGAAACAAATAATTCAAGACCGCATTGTTATTAAGGATTGTCACATTCTCCGTCAATATATTAATAGTCTTTTTCAACAGAAATGGGATGGTCTTCCTGAAAGTCTTAAAAATAACACCGACTTCAAAACATTAGCACAAAATACCACTCTTTTACAAAGGAAAAATTTTATTAATCATTGCGAAGGTATTAAATATGCCATATTGATTACATCTGATCTTCATACTGGACTTTCAAAAGATTTATGTGAGTTTTACATTAAACTAAGGGGACGGTGTTACGTCCCCTTAAAACCCCTCACTTGTGTAAATTCACATAAAGTCTCGCCAAGGGGGGCTTTGTGTCCCCCAAATACAAGAACTAGAAAAAATCATCACCGAAAGAGGTGATAGTATCAAAATTCATGGCGTAGAGCTTAACATAGACATTCTACAAGAAATCAAAAAGACAATTGTTTGAGTCCAATTATATTTATTAACAAACTCAATGGTTCATCAAAAGACAATCGAGTTTGCTAAAATCGGCAGAACCGAGATTCTAAAGCTAGTCATTATGATCAGGTGTATGTCCATTTGTTATACCAAAAAGTTACTGATTCTGTAATAATATTGAACCTCAAACGGTTATTTGAAAAACAATTACAAAACACGTGTAAATTTGCTCTCCTATTGAAAAACGATTAGATTTGTTGAAAAACAATTACAAAATACGTGGAAATTTGCTCTCCTGTTGAAAAACGATTAAAAATCTATTTTATATATAATATTATGTAATGACCAATATATGCTTGGTTGGATTTAGCTATCTAATAGATAAATACAAAATTAAAACACTTCCACATAAAGATTTTGAAGATGCAATAAATCCGTGACCATGTTCGATGTGAGTCCGTCTGGAGAATTGTTATTGGTTTCCCCTGCAATTCGGTATTTGAATCGACATAATGCACATTGTTTTTGGTCTAGCTGGTCATAGCACTCCTTACAAATAAAAGTAAAACATTGGATACATACGACTTTGTCTTTGGCCTCAATTAGCTTATTAATACAAATATTACAAGATACCTCGGTCATATATATGTTTGAATATTTAAAAATAAAAATTGATTTTTATTTTTAAACTAAGTTTAAAAATACAATGGAGCTAATAAGATATTGTTTGGAAGAAAATTTAGAAAAAATACAAGAGTGTATTTATAATGGTATATTTATAGATGAAAAATTTGATTATGGGGACACTGCTCTTATATGTTCTTCGAGGGACTATGGTGATAAACCAAAAGTAGTTAAATTTTTAATAGATAATGGTGCTAATATAGAGGAAAGAGACCATGAAGAGTGGACTCCATTATTTTTCGCATGTTTTGAGGGACATATTAAAATAGCTACACTTCTGTTAGAAGAGGGTGCTAATATTAACCATAAAAACTATGAGGGAGATACCATCTTACATATACTTACATCTAGCATAAAAATGACATATATGGATAAATGTAAAAATATTTTTAATCTTTTGATAGAACATGGAATAGATATTAATGAAACTAATAATTCTGGGAATACCCCATTAACAATGGCATGTGTATCTGGAAATTTTGATGAAGCTAAAATATTACTTGAACTTGGTGCAAGTACAGATGTTAATAGCTATAATCTTTATGGAGGAAAAACTCCTTTAATTTATGCTACAATAAATAACTACCCAAAAATAATTGAAATTCTTATCAAAGCTGGTGTAAATATTAATGAGAAAGATGAATCTAATATGACGGCTCGAGATTATGCAACACGGCCTTCAGGAAAAAGTATTAAAAAAATTGTTAATCTACTTGACAACGCGACGCAACATAAAATAAATTCTTGACTAGTCTCTAGACTCATAAGAGCACTAAAAGTTATATAAGGTTTAGTTTGATAACTATAATTATAGTCACTATTAATGCCTTTGCCTGTTTTAATCAATCATCCCGAAAAGACCACCGCTTTTTTACCGGACATTCCGCTTGATCTGATTGTTTTATCCCATGCATTAAGTGCATTAGTCACTTCTCCCATTGCTTTAAGAGGTAAGACAGTTTTGAATCATATTTTTAGAGTGAATTCACCAATAAATCAACTCGACTTTAGAATCACTAGTTCAGTGACTATTAATATTATTTCTAACTTACAACGTATTGCTGAATATTCAGCAGGCAAGATAAATCTTAACGGTATTCCATTTACAATAACTTTTATTAACTCCGACAATCTGCTCTTTAAATTAGAGACCACTCATGGTGAACAAGATATTTTAATTAAAGTTTATGATTACAACACTAGTTTTCATTTCGATCTCAATACAATAGAAATTTTATTTTCACAAGAAAATCCTAATGGACTTGTCAAATTGGACGAGCGCCAATTGGAAGCTCTTAGTAATTATGTCGTTGGTCAACCACAAATTAATTATTGGTTTAGACGAAGTTTTAAATCAGATAGTGCAACTATGTTACCATACAGTAACATGGTAAAAGTTTTGTTTAATATATTAAAACTAACCGAAGAAAATATTAATGTACTACATTTTAGTAAATTGTCAACCAGTTGCTCAAAGTGTAATAGTATTTTCAATGAAACCGGCAATAGTCATCCTTATGTTAAGGGTTTATATATGTTAGGATATGCTTTTAAATGTGGACACTATCAATGTTTGGCATGTATTTTGAAACAAATTAAAAACCATAATGGTCCAGCTAAATGCCACGTTTGCATGCAAGATTTACAACATATCTCTTTGCCTGAGGAATGGGAAATTAAGTGGGATTCAGTTAAAAGTTTATTTACATATTTCAAAACGAACCAAAATATCGAAGAAAATCACACAGGAAACAGCGAATTTAACGCTTTTAAGTTGGGTATAGACCAAATTGTTCAGCAGAACTCGTAGCTCTTAACTTTGAGTGGCTGACTGTGTTAATACTGATAGTCTATGCCATTTTCCATAGTCCTGTAATCTAGTAAGATATGAATGGTTTTTAAATTTTAAGAAATCAAGTACATGTTCATAGACATCAATGTCTGACTTGTCATATAATTTAAAAAAATACGAACGCCATAAAACATCAATATTTTTATTAACATCTATTGCATAATCTTTCCTAGACACTTGCATTACTTTATATCTATCAGCAATTTCAACAAAATTATCTAACCATTTATCAAGTTCATCTAAGTGCGGTTTTCTAAGTTCATACCCATTTTCTGTGATAAGATTATAATGTTCTCTGTCAACCCATAATAATTCACACTGTTTCAAATCACATTCAGATCCAACTGGAGGCGCAGATGCTATTCTATGATGCAAAAGATAAATATCCCGTTTCAACTTACTCACAGGAAAAGCATATTCGATATCATTGATTGTCTTAGTGATATATAAAACGAGTCCTTCAGCAGTTACTCCGAATTTATCTTGGTCACTTTCTTGTTGAGCAAATATTTCATCCATATCATTTTTCCATGTATCAGATGAACTATCCCAACTAAATTCTTGTTGAGGTTTCACTAAGTCATTCCAAAAACAAACCCCGTTATTAGATATAACAAGTGGAACAATATTAGAATAGCTGTAATGTGTTACAACACGATTCCATGGAGTAATAAGTTCAAATACCACAACATAATATGGATTTGCCTTTAAATATGCAACGATATCCGTATGATAATTCTCTAAATATTCTAATGACAGATTGGAAAACGTATGTTGGCCCTTTGTTTTGTCCGCTATTGAACCAATCACATTTGAAGGATCCAAACATCCTCTGGTTGAAGAATAAAGATTGCCATGTTTATCGCTAAATATCATAATAAACGATCCATCATACTTGTTTACAAGTTTGGCTTTCCAACCCTGATCCTCGGCATCTTTCAAAAAAGATGTCAAGGACATCCCTTCTCTGACGTTGAATTCACCCATTCCTACATTATTTGAGGTAAAAAATTTACGAGGTGCTGTACATATATTAGATATTCTTCCGTTGTCTAGACAGAGTATAGTGCCTCTACAAGCTAAATGTAGAGTATCTTTGAACGTACAGTGCGATCTATAATTCAATTTAACTTGGTCACCATATTCCTTGATTGCAATAACGTTCTTGTCGTTTTTCAAAAAAGAATTCATGTATTCAGAAGAGTAATCAATACCAACAAGCTTTTCCAACTCTCGAAAGCCTCGGTGATACCACTCAATAATTTTGTCTGTCATTTTATAATAAATTTGGAAAAATTTGCCATTTTTTTTAGAATTTAGTATAATCATGCAAAATTCTAAAAAAAAAGAACCTAGCCCCGAACCATTCTATGATTTCGTTATCATTGGCGCCGGTCCAACAGGTCTAACTTTAGCTTGGTTTCTCCAAAAACTCTCTCCACTTGTTAAAATTCTTTTGGTTGAACGAGAACAAGATATTGGAGGGTGTCATCGAGTTCGTCGTATAGAACCAAATAATTTTTTTACTGAACATGGACCCCGTATTTATATTGACAATTATGTCACTTTTCAGGCTTTACTAAAAGATATGTTCCCAGATCAACCTAAATTTCATTTTGAAAGTATGTTTAAACGGTATAAATTCAGTCAAACTGATATCCTAAAATATCTTAATCAATTCAAATTGACCGAACTTCTAAAACTATCCATTACCTTTACCTATTTTATAATATCAAATCCGAACAAACATCAATCAACCTTTAGCTATTTCGAAAATACGACACTTAAAGAATACTTAGACTCAAAAGGATTTTCTTCTGAAACTCAAGAATATATTAATCGACTTTGTCTTTTAACAGATGGAGGCGGAATCGATCGATATACTCTCTATGAATTCTTAGAGATTCTCAATCAAAATGCCCTCTATAATATTTATCAACCCACTAAGAGTAATGATCTCTTCTTATGGAAAGCTATCAAAAAAAGACTAACTGCTAATCCAAACGTAACACTTCTTCTCAACACTAATGTCACTCAAATTCTTGATGATGTCACTGGGATTCAGACCAAGAACAACCTGAATCAGATTCAGTGTCACTATGCTCGAAAAATTATAGCAGCTATCCCCCCAGCTGCTCTTTTGCCAATCCTGGTCAATAGTAACTCTCTAGTCCAAAATGCCTTTGGAAATTATAAACAATTAAAACAGTGGATCAAATACACTGAATATGAAACTTATATTCCTATTATGTTTTACTTTCCCAAGACTAACCTTGAAACCAAATGGGGCGTCCCTTCAAGTGACTGGGGTATTGCTAGTATCATTCTTTCTGATTATTTAGAAGATCTTAAAAGACTAGGTACAGTAATTTCGACTTGTATTAGTCTACCTGATCGGTTTTCGCAATATACAGGCAAGACTGCAAATCAAACAATAGACAGACAGGAGTTGATAAATGAAACATTTCGACAGCTTAAAGAAATCTATTCACAATCTGATTTACCTGACCCAACAAATGTTATTGTCAGTTCTGGTGTCTACTATGACCCAATGACCCAGAAATATAAAACCAAAGACACTGCCCATTTTCATACGGTCTTGGGAGCAATGCCAAAATCAAAAATACCAAATTTTCATTCGGTTGGTGTCCAAAATGAAAAGAGTAATTATGCCTTTACTAGTCTTGAGGCCGCAGTCGAAAATGCAGTCTACTTTCTTAGAAATCATTATCCTAAGACAGTTGAAAGTTTTAGACCAAAGAAATTATGGACTCTAAGACAATTGATTTTCATATCAATCATCGTTTTGGTACTGTTTTTTGTTCTAGCACTAATTCTTGGAGTTTGTTGCCGTTCACAAATATCAAAATTACTACAACTACTTATCCAATCAAGTAAACAATCAGATATTCCCTGAATTTGTTTATAATGACAGCCATTATAAATACCAGAGTTCAAAGTTTAAAAAATTTAGAGACTTGGAAAAAAGTTCATTAGTTTAACTTGCAAGCAATTCTGTCTAAACCTTTACTAGAAGTCTCAAATGGCGAATATGCTGATAATGTTGACTTAGTAAAATGAACACGTCCTGGTCCGCTAGATAACCAATATCCATCATTATAATGTTCATTCATCATCCACATATGAGGGGGAACCTAGGTTCCCCCTAAACCCCCTCCCCTCCTTGTTTATTTAGTCTGTAACCAAAATCTTTTGATTCTTTACAAGAATATAAAGGGGGGTTTATGAATCAATGGATCGTATACATAAAATAAACCTTTCTAGTAAATTGTACTAGAAGTGGCACAACATATCAAAAATCACATTGTTAGATGAATAAGGAGGAGGGGGTTTTGGGGGAACCTAGGTTCCCCCACATTTTGTCCAAGTGAAATTGTTTACAATCCATCGCAAAACTAGGCAGTTGGACAAAATTCATCACTACTTTTGCAATATCAGGACCAATTAGACTTTCCATCATTTGTCGCATTTGAGCGATCTCTAACTCTTGACCATAAATAATATTACGAGTAAATTCCATTATACGTGGATTTTGAGTGTACTGATATATCTCTCGAGACATAATCAGAGCTATCTCATGGTGAATAATCATATCTCTTAAAAAATCACAATTGTCTGTTAGATATTTACCACTCATCATTCTATGCATTGCGGCTCCATATAGATCAATTTTAGTCTCTTTGTTCTGTTTGAGCATGTTGTTATACATTATCTATATATAAAGAACAAATTTTTATTAAAAAATTTATCCTGATCCGAATAAATCCACCCATCAACCCTTTCGATCTGAGTGTCCATTACTAGTGATTTATTTATTGGCAAAAAATGAAAATTGTTTTAAAAATTATAAAATGACCTCATCTGAGTTTAATTTGCTAACGGATGATGAAATTACGCTTGACGTTGCCGATCACTTTCTTTCAAATTATCCAGGAGACCCAATTATAGTATCTCGGACTCTAAAATATTTCGACCAACTCAAACATTTGATGTTTTTCAATGATCAAAAATTTATGGACTATCTACATATAGTATTGCCCAATATTATAAACTATAATGGAACTAATTTTAATGAAGTTTTAGACTTTCTGGTGGAAAATAATCCCAATGTTCTCAATAAAGTCATATTCAAAAGAAATCCATTACTAACCAACACTAACTGCCGCGCGTACATAGAAAATCCAAATAATTTCAAATATTTTTTGAAAAAATTAAAGATTACAATTGGATACGAGCCAAAAGATATTGAAAACTGCGATTACAACTGGAGCCTGCCCTTGCAGAGAGATAAGCGTTTCACTATTTGTTTTCCACCGCCAAACGTAACTGGTTCCTTGCATGTTGGGCACGCTCTTACTTGCGCTATTCAAGATGCCATTGTTCGCCATAAAAGAATGACCGGACACCAGACTATGTGGATTCCTGGTACTGATCACGCTGGTATTAGTACACAAAGTGTGGTTGCAAGACAGTTAATGCAACAAAAAGGACTCAATCCACATGACTTGGGTCGAGAGCTGTTCTTGAACGAGGTTTGGAATTGGAAAGAACACTATCATGAACGTATTATTCTGCAACTTAAACGTCTAGGATGTCTCCTCGATTGGGACCAAGAATATTTCACAATGGATGAAAAACTTTCACGAGCTACCCATGAAGCTTTCCTAAGATTATACCGACAGGGATTAATTTATCGCACAAACCGATTAGTTAATTGGGACTCGACCTTGAAAACTACTATTTCTGATATAGAAATAGATAAAATTACATTCGAAAAGGCAACACCTTATCGCTATTCTGGTTATGATAAACCAGTCGAACTGGGTGTCATGGATTATTTTTACTATCCACTGGAACGAAAGATCGATGGTGTTGACAGAATTGAAATTGCCACTACCAGAATAGAGACCATGCTGGGAGACACTGCCATTGCCATTGATCTGGCTCATCCCATCTATGGAAAATTAGTTGGAAAAAAGGTAATCCACCCATTCACTGGAAGAAAGATCCCTGTTATTTACGATGAAATGGCAGATCCTACTTTCGGCACAGGGGCTGTCAAAATTACCCCAGCTCATGATCCCAATGACTATCAATGTGGATTGCGGCACCAGCTCGAAATAGTCAATGTTTTAAATGAACGTGGCCATATCAATGAAAATGGAGGCAACTTTCAAGGTATGCATCGATTCGACGCCCGCAAAGCAATTATTAAACAACTTCGTGCACTAGATTTATACCATAAAAGAGTGGACCATTCTATGATCGTTCCAATTTCATCACGTACAGGTGAACCAATTGAATACCATCTCAAACCACAATGGTATCTCAATTGTAAAGAGATGGCACAAATGGCCATTAAAGCGGTCGAGAGAGGCAATATCAATATCCATCCCAAAACCGAGGAAAGGGAATACTTTCGATGGTTAGAAAATATCCAAGACTGGTGTATCAGTCGACAACTCTGGTGGGGACACAGAGTTCCACTATATAGAAGTGTTAATGAAAATGGAGAGGAAAGTTGGAGTGAGAAACCAGAAGATGGAGAACAAGATGAGGACGTTCTGGATACTTGGTTCTCCTCTGCCTTACTACCACTTTCTTGTCGAGGTTGGCCAGAAGTTGAGAGGACAAACTTAGAGCCACTTGACCTTATGGAGACCGGTAAAGACATTTTATTTTTCTGGGTCACCCGAATGATCATGATGAGTCTCCAGCTAACAGGTCAAATTCCCTTCCGACAAGTATTATTACACGGACTAGTTAGAGACCAACGAGGTCGCAAAATGGCTAAAAGTTTAGGTAACGTTATTGATCCGTTAGACGTAATTGATGGCATAACACAAGAAAACATGCTGGATAAAATATCAAAAAGCGTCATGGATCCCAAAGAAAAACAATATGCGACTAAGGAGACTCGGCGCCTTTTTCCAAAAGGTATACCCGATTGTGGAACTGATGCATTGAGATTTACTCTTTTCAAAGCTATGAATGGAAGTCAAGACCTTCATCTGAATATCAATGAGGTCATTAAGAGTAGACATTTTTGCAACAAACTGTACAATCTTACCCAGTTCGTTATACAAGCTGATAGCTCTGCAACCCAGTTCGTTATACAAACAGATAGCTCTGCAACCCAGTTTTATTTACTTCACTCCGAAACAAGTATTAATACAAAGCAATCATCCGGGATTATAGAGGATGAGGTTTCAGTGGAACTTTCGTTTTTGCAAAGGTGGATACAGAGCCGACTAGAACAAACTAAAATTATTTGTAATAGAGCATTTCTAGACTATTCATTTCATTTAGCCACTCGATCCCTATATGAATTTTTTTATACTAACCTATGTGATGTTTACCTAGAGGCAATCAAACCTAAAATGCAAGAAACATTTTTCGCGACCCTACGAATTTGTTTACTAGAAGGGTTGAAACTCTTGCACCCTTTCATGCCATTTATCTCACAAAGTCTCTTTAATTTGGTAAAGAATGGAACTTTTAATATTATGTTGGAGGACTATCCCAGACCAATGGAGGACAGAATCAATATTACCACTGAAACAAAAATGTCACAGTTACTGGAAACTGTCCACCAAATACTTGCAACCAAGGCGGAGAAAAAACAAACCAGAAAAGATAGACCAATTGTTCATGTCTCGAAAACTTTTGATGCTGAGCAATTAGAAATAATAAATACTTTAGGATTTTGTCAAGCATCTCTTTTCATTGAGGAAAAGTAATCCATTATGTGTACAATATTCTAAGACGGCTTGACTCTTCCATTTTGGTCATATTTTCGCTTAGATAAACACATTCCCAGTCTTTCACAGTGAAACAATTGATTCATACTTTCATATGGATCAATTGTTTTATCTACTTTGGTACTACATTTATCACAACAGTAATGATAATGCTTTTTATAATCACATATGTTACAATTCTTACAATATTCATAAGGATAATCCTTGTAACTCCCCCGTTGAAAATTTTCACGATAATAACTTGGGTGACATGTATTACATTTAAGACAATGTATACTATTTTTAGGAACACAAAATCCGCAGTCAAAACAATGAGTTAAATCTTTGGTTCCGCATTTATCACATTTACTTTTTGTTTTGATTGGAAACTCCTGTGAAGATGATTCTGCTGGTAAAATTTTTAAATCCCGTTTTGCGTTTACAGGGTATCCCATCACCCCAGATTGCATATCTGTTGTTTTAGTCTTGGATTGTTTTCCGCCCATTGTTTTTTATGATTTTAAAATCATAAATTTTTTTTGTGGCTGTAGTTTAAAATTTAACCACTTAAATTCATGTGTTGCAGTTCACGTAGTGATATTATTTTGACATTAATTTTGTTATCAAATAGAGCAGATAATTGATCAATAATGACTTGATAATTTGATTTTGTTCATTCCCCGTATAATTTTAGTAATGATGGGTCATATTCTTTATAACAAGATACTTGCCAAGTATTTAGTTCACCATGTGGATTACCATATACTAGATATATGGCTAATTCAGTATTATTAATGGTTTCTCGATATCGCTGAATACGTCGGTTGTATTTATCTTTGACTTTTGCTAACGTATTATCATCTATATTATCATAATCATGCGGAAATAAAATTCCATATTTCTTATCAATAATTGGATAAATAAATTCATTTAGAATTTTGATATCTACACCATTATCTTCGAAATACATTCTCCTAATTTTCTTTCCAATATAAATATCATCCAAAAAACCCTCAAAATCCGAACTTAGTACATTTAAAACCATTTCCAATGATGCACAATTCCAATCAAATGGAAATGCCTGCGATCTCAACTTTTTACGTCTTAAATAATGAGCAACCTCACAATCCTGGCCAATCGGTATAAATATATTCATATCTACTAAATTATTACCTTTCATGTTATAAATATTATAAATAATATAATATTCCAAATATTTGGAAATAATTGTCGTTTTTCATAGACCAAAATATAATTTTTCGGAAACAAATTACTGTTCAATATAAGATGTTCAATATAAGAGACTAAAATGTTCAGTGGTTGTTATATAGAAAAAATTGGCCAAAATTTCTAAAATATAAAACTTTTGGCCAACTAAAATGGAAGCTCATGATTATTATCAAGCAAGAGTCAAACAAATTCTAGACTTAGGCAACAGCGCCTATCCACATAAATACCATGTATCTGTCTCGCTGTATGAATTCATTGAAAGGTACTCCCACCTTGAAAATGGAGCTAGTATTGAAGACCAGGTTTCGGTTGCCGGTCGAGTGATGAATAAGCGTGTTCAGTCAAAGGCTCTAGTCTTCTATGATCTTCATGGTGGATCTGATGGTAGTTTAAAGCTCCAAATTATGGCTCATAAGCAACATTATGCCAACGAAGAGGCTTTTCACCAAATCAATCATATTATTAATCGTGGAGATATCATTGGAGTCAAAGGAATTCCCCATCGTTCCAATCGCGGCGAACTGAGTTTAATGCCTCAAGAAATAGTCCTTCTCAGTCCTTGTTTTCATATGCTTCCAAGACCAGTCCGCGACAGTGTGAACGCAACATTGGATAACGCAACATTGGATAACGCAACATTGGATAATGTGACTGAAACTATTGTTAATAAAAAGTGTCGATACCAGCAATGTTATTTCGACGATAAAGAATCTCGATACAGACAACGTTATCTCGACTTGATCCTCAATCCACAGTCACGGAAAACCATTATTACTCGTTCTAAGATCATCAGTTTTCTTCGGCATTACTTAGAGGATCTGGGGTTTTTAGAGATTGAAACTCCAATTCTCAATATGATCGCAGGTGGTGCGATCGCCAAGCCTTTTAAAACTTTCCATAATGAATTGAGTACTGACATGTACCTACGAATTGCTCCTGAACTCCCTTTAAAAATGGCGGTGATTGGAGGACTAGATCGAGTATTTGAGATAGGTAAACAGTTTCGTAATGAAGGGATTGATCTGACCCATAATCCGGAGTTTACCACATGTGAATTCTACTGGACTTATCAAGATTATGATGATTTGATGACTGTCACTGAAGATTTACTCTATAAAATGGTTTTGCGTCTCAATAATGGTAACCCTCAAGTCAAGTATGGTTCACAAGAAATCGATTTCACCCCGCCTTATCCGAGAGTTAGTATGATCAAAACTCTAGAAGAAAAGTTAGAAGTAACATTAAAGACCCCATTCGATAGTGAAGATTGTTGTCAACAACTAATGGAACTATGTCGACGTCACAATATTAACTGTCATCCACCTCATACTACCGCTCGGCTCTTAGATTATTTAGTCGGGCACTTTTTAGAAAAGGATTGCTCCAACCCAACTTTTATTATTGATCATCCATTGATTATGTCACCATTAGCTAAAACTCATCGTAGTTCACCAGAATTAACTGAAAGATTTGAACTTTTTATTGCAGGGAAAGAAGTATGTAATGCTTATACTGAACTGAATTCGCCATTAGTACAACGAGAACGATTTGCTCAACAACAGAAGGCGAAAGAGTCGTCCGGTGATGCTGAAATTCCCCTAACCGATGAAGACTTTTGCAAAGCTCTTGAATATGGATTGCCGCCAACAGCTGGCTGGGGGATGGGAATTGATCGACTAACAATGTTTCTAACCGATCAAATTAATATCAAGGAGGTCATCCTTTATCCCACCATGAAGGAACAAAGAATTACTTAGTTGAACCAGGAAATATGATGATATGGTTGATGACACTTAGTTATGTATAAGGAGAAGAATCGAAAGAAAAATGACCTTAAAATTTAAAAACAAGATTATGATAAATAATGAAAATAGTTGCCTCCGTCCAATATATCATAAATCGTTCGATATCTCCATTCTTTCGATACATAAATAGTAAATATATTATTCAGGAATCTGCAACCTTAAAAATAACTTGTCCAATTTGTCGCCATGTTTATAAAAAACTATCTGTCAATAATGAAAAAGAAGGCGAGTGTGTTCCAGTTGCTTTAAATACCAAACAATGTGCAATCTGTTGGGAGACTAAGGAGTGTCAATCATTGCCATGTTCGGTGGATAATAACCAACATGCTTTTTGTCGAGAATGTCTTCGTGCAATTGATGAGAAAATGGTCAACATTTATGAACTTATGACTTATACCAAAGTTCCTAAGACAATTTATAATATCGCCCAACAATATCAAAAGAACAAACATTATCTAGTTTATGTTGATGACCCTTACGTCTGGTTGTTTATTTATCGACAGACTAATACATGTCCAAACAGGCCACTTTATAATACTCAATTAACTTCTGAAATTTCGGAAAGCATGTCTCAGGATATAAGTTTCGGCGAATGTAATGGAGATATAATGATTGATTTTTATCGTTGCGACTATTTCAATAATAGTCAAGTTCAAATTTTCATCAAAAAAATCAAAAGTCTTCGGTCAAAAGATTATCGATTTATCATTTATGATCCAGACAGAATCGCAAATATTTTGATTTCGCAAGAATTTATAGATGATCTTTATAAAGCCAAAATAGATGAACACTTTCCTAAATGTAATCGATTACTGGAAAAATTGGCAAAACGTGACAAACTATGTTTTTGTTCTCGGCGCGATCTTGAAATTCTTCAATCCCTACGAGAACGTGCCATTCGAAGAGTCTCTTCATCGCAGTTAACAACTCACTAGCAGTAGAAGACGTTTAAAACTAGATTCTATGTTTTAGGATATTGTTTTACCGTGCTGCGGAATACAAATGTGTTCTAAAACGAGATTTCACGGGCCTGTGTTGCCTATAAAATTTTCTCTACAGAAATTGGGTTCATTTGCCTTTAGAAAATTTTTAAAAAGTTATCTAAAAATATCATATCATATCATATCATATCATA